TATATATTGTTATACAGGATTTTTTTATGGAAGAATATTCAGGATACACATGTAATAGATGTGGAAAAGTGTTTGAAACTAAAGAAGAGTTCATTAAACAACACAAAGAAGAGGTTAAAAATGAAATTAAAGATTGATTTACATAATCTTTGGTTTATTTTTTAAATAAAATTAATACGAAATGGATAACGAATTATATAAAGCAGGTACCGAAAACTTTAACTTACCACATGACGTGGTTCAATTACCATCTGGAGGTACTTTTTACAAAAGTAAGAAAAAATCAATTAAAGTTGGTTATTTGACCGCTGTTGATGAAAATTTATTAAGTGGTTCTAATATTGAAAGAGACGGATTAATGATGACTCTTTTAAGAAATAAGGTTTATGAACATGATTTGAGACCTGAAGAATTGTTAGACGTTGATATTCAATCAGTATTGTTATTTTTAAGAAATACTTCTTTTGGACCTGAGTATAGTATGTCTGTTTTAGACCCAAGAACTAATAAGTATTTTGATGCTACAATTGTGTTGGACGAACTTAATATTACAAGACCATTACATGAGCCAAATGAGGTTGGGGTGTTTGAAACAAAATTACCAAAGACACAAGCGGTAGTTAAATTAAAACCATTATCATATGGTGAGGATACAGAAATTGAAAAATCGTTAGAGAAATATCCCGCAGGTTTGGTCCCACCTAGTGTAACAATGAAATTACAAAAACAAATTGTGGAGGTTAATGGAGATTCTTCAATCTCAACTATCTCTAAATTTGTTAATGAACTACCTATATTAGATTCAAAATACATTAAAAATTTCCTTAAAGAAAATGTCCCTTCATTGGACCTAAAAAGACAAGTTAAGACCCCATCAGGAGAAATAGTTACAGTTCAGGTAACGTTTGGGGTTGAGTTTTTTCGTCCGTTCTTCCAATAGTCGGGAATATATTTTAAACTCATACTATTTGATGGGAAAATTTCTGAATACTTCTTATTCAGATTTTATGTCTATGCCTGTTTTTGAACGAGAATATTTGTGTAATAAGATAATTGAGATTAACTCCCCAAAAACATAAATGAAATATTTATTAAAAAATATATATTATGTTTAAATTAGGTGATGAAAATGAAGAACTTCTAAATAGCTCTAAAGCTGTTAAAGATGAGTTTGAACAAATAGATGCATCGGCAATTTCTCTTGAGGCGGCTATTGCAAATATAGGAAAAATATTTACTTCAAACTTTGCACCTTCTGTAAAAGAAGTTCTAGGTACACTTATTTTAGTTGATAAAAGTGCTTCGGGAATTGCAAAATCATTTGGACAGGGTAGAGAAAATATCCAACAACTAAAAATTGCAATGACAGACGCTTATGCTGAAGTTGCTAGAATGGGAGGTAAATATAGTGATGTTGCGGATATTCAGGGTAAAGTTGCTGCTGATTTAGGGAGAAATGTTATATTACAATCGGACACAATAGAAAAATTATTTGCGACTCAACAAGTTACAGGACAAAACGCTGAAGTTGTTACAAAATCATTTAAAGACGCTGGTATGAGTGCTTTATACGCTACTGAGAAAATGGGGGATGTTGTAAATATTGCTAGAAGTCAAGGTGTAAATGCTCAGGCGGTTTCTAAACTTGTTATTGATAACATGAAAAACTTAAATATGTATACCTTTCAAGGAGGTGTTGACGGATTAGCGAAAATGGCGGCACAAGCAACGTCAATGAGATTTAGTATGGCTGAAACATTAAAGTTTGGTGAAAAAGTGTTTAATCCTGAAGGTGCGATAGAAACCGCTGCTGCATTACAAAGATTAGGTGTTACTCAAAGTCAATTATTAGACCCATTAAGATTAATGGATTTGGCTCAAAACGACCCAACAGAATTACAAAATCAGTTGGTTGAAATGTCTGCACAATTTGTCCAATTAAATAAAGATGGTCACTTTGAAATTTTACCTGATGCTAAAAGACAGTTAAGGGAGATTTCAAAAGAAATGGGAATTAGTTATGATGAACTCGTTAAAATGTCAATTGGTTCTGCGGAACTTAACGATAAGATGGGTAAGATTAGATTTCCTGGTAATGCATTTACTGATGAACAACAGAAATTTATTGCAAATATGTCTGAAATGGGTTCTGGAGGTGAATACAAGTTAAGAATTGATGGGGAAGAAATCGGATTAGATAAAGCGATGGATATGTTTGCGAAAGATAAGACTAAGCTTGACAAATTTATGGAAGATTCAAGACCTAAAAGTATGGAGGAATTAGCTATTGACCAATTAGATACCTTAACAAAAATTGAGTCAGATATTAGGTTTATGTCTAGTAGAACCACAACCGGTCTTTCAAGCTCAAAGATTGGTGAAGATATTTTAGGTAGTTTTAGGAAAACGTCTGGTTTTCCTGCGGAAGAAGCATCAAAAAGAGAAATTCTTACAACAAAAGGATTGAGAGAAGATTTGTTTGATGTAACGTCTGAACTAATATCAGAAAAGTTTGCTGATGGGTTTTCAATGGATGCCGTGAAGGAATTAGTAGTGGAACTTGCTCCCCATTTTGCTGAATATGGAGAAAATCAAGCGAAGAAATTTAGTGGTGATTTTAAGGGTGATGATAAAACAGTAGAAGTGGATGATTTCATACTAAAAACACACCCGATGGATTCTATAGTTTTTACTCCTGATATGATGGTTGGTGGCACCAGTTTATTTGGTGGACAACAGAATGGTATGACTGAAACTAAAAATACTAATGATATTAATATAAATGTTACCTTAACATCAAATGGTGCTGATTTGAATCAAATGACTAAGAGAGAAATATTAGAACCATTAGTCGCTCATATACAAAAAGTAATTACAGGCGATGGATTGTTAAATAAAAATGGTTCAACACCAAATCCAATTGTTAATTATCAATATTCATAATATTAGAAATAAAATTTGAGGTATTTATTAATAAAATTATTAGATGTCAGATAGTTCATTATCATTTGCTTCAACCTCGACGTTTAGAAACAACCTTTTAGGTAGAAATCTTGCTCCGTATACAGTACAGGGTGTTTTTACACCCCCAATAAGTAACGTTGCATATGAAACAGTTTTAACTGTTACAAATGTAATAGATTCTCCTGATAACTTGATTGATGATGATGTCTTTGCTAACCAACTTTATCCATTAAACGAATATGGACCTGATGGTGGGTATAACACAACAATTACTTTTAATGGACCTCCATTACCTGTAGCGTCTAATAATGGTGAATATAGTCCTAATGATACTGTATTAGATATTATAAATGAGGCGACGATAAATGCTCAATTTATTGAAAATAGATTTGGGCCAACGGGAGGATTTGAAGATTTATATTTTGTTGATAATATACAGTTAAACGGTATTACAAATAATCCTTATTGGCAACCACCAAGTTTTTTACCATCATTTTATAGTCCGTATGAGATTTTAACAAATGATAATCCAAACGGTTCTAACGGTTTATTATCACAAGATTCATTCATCGCAAGAATTGGTGCTCAAAGATTACAATTTGCGTTTCAACAAAGAGTTGCTGCTGAAATTTTTCAAAACACTGTTGGACAAGTTAATTTAGCGTCATTACAAGACCCTTTTCAGGTTAGTTTAATTGTTACAGGTCAACAACCACTAATTTATAAGAATTGGAGAATTACAGTTCCTGAGAACCCAATATTAAGAATTGTTGATTTGGCAACAAGATTGTCATCTGCTTATTGGCCTGTTTCACCCATACCTGGTGATTATTTTGAGATGGGGGGTGTTCCTCAAAATCAACAAACTTCATCAGCCCTAAATGTTGCCAATCAGTTAACAGGTGGATTTTTAGGGCCTGTGTTGAATATTACAAGAAGTTCTTCTGAAACATTTTTGGCTAACACAGGAAACGGACAAAGGTCGGCATTATTTGCAAATATTGATTACAATAGATATCAACCACCATACGATAAAAATTATGGAGGTATTTTGGGTGTTATTTCAGGTGTTGCCGATTTAATAACTAATTTAATAAATCCTGATAACGGAACACTTATTGGTGGTTATTATGTTGGTAGTAGAAACGCTGAACCTTCATCAATTACTTCACCACCAAACCAAGTACCTGTTAACATTTTTGGAGAACAAGTTCAAGCTCCTGTTTATGGACCGTCTGAATTAGGTATTTTATATGAAGGTAACCAAGAAGTTTTAAACTTTGGTTTGGCTTCTAAAACATACGATAATGGTGGTGGTATTGGTGGACAATTTGTATGGGTTTCACCAAAATATAAAGATAATGCTGGTTATAGACCAACAGTAGGTGGTGGTGTGGGTGGTATTGATGAAAATTACAATGAAGTTAGTAGTGATTATACTCGTAATGAGTCAACAAATATAACATTTAAGGGTAATTCTATTTTAGATAATACCCAAAGATTAATTGATTCGGCAGATAATGTTCAAGGTGTTTCAAGATTAAAACATGTCGGTAACGCTATAAATCAAGTCAGTAAAGTTTTCAATGACGGATACAAAGAAATGACTAAAGGTTCTAAAGTTGTATCTTATATTGATAACACAACAGGACAGGAAGCGGGCACTGAGTATTGTAGAGTATTTGCTAAAGATACTCCATATCTTATGTACAATGATTTACAAAAAACTGACGGTATTACTACTTCAGGAAGAAGAAGTACATTTTCTGTATTAGATAATACTTTTAATTTAAACATTGCTCCGACAAAAAATCCTGGTTCAACAAACATTATTCAAGGTGGTGATGGTAGTGGGGGACATGTTAAAAAATACATGTTATCAATTGAAAATTTGGCATGGAAAACATCAAGTAGACCTGGTTTTACTTATGATGACTTACCTGTTTGTGAAAGAGGACCAAATGGTGGTAGAATAATGTGGTTTCCACCATACAATTTAAAATTTAATGATACTTCAAATGCTACATGGAACCCAACATCTTTTTTGGGTAGACCTGAGCCGATTTATACATATAAGGAGACTTCAAGAACAGGTGTTGTTTCATTTATGATAATTGTTGATAATCCTTCAGTTACAAATCTTATAGTTGAACAACAACTTAGTGGAAAAGATAAAGGTAGAATTGATTCTGTATTAAATTCTTTCTTTGCGGGATGTGCTAAATTTGACATTTATGAATTAGCTAAAAAATTCAATACGTTGAAGCCAAGTGATTTGATGACTTATCAAGAAATCATTAATAATCCAAGATTAACAAATGAAGAACTTGGTCAAATTATTAAAGAGGTTCCTGTTGAAAACACAACAGCTGGAGGACAAGGAACGGGTACTGCCGCCAATGCTGATACGGTAAATGGTAGCGGACAAAATAATACACCCGACCTTATAGGTCCTTTTGAAAATCAGTTTTTGGGATTTGCGTTTTATTTTGATAACGATATTCCAGGACCAAGTAATAAAGAAACTACAGATGTTAATTATTATTCAACTTATACCGAATATACTAAATCAAGTAATATTGAAACATATGTTAGTAACTCTCACAATATTTTTGAGTCAACAAATATAAATTATAACGTCCAAGAATTTTTTGATAATGTTATTAAAAATAACTTTGAAACAATTACTGAAGGGGAAAATTCATTTATTCAAAGAGCATATAAATTATTAAATGATAATATTGCAAAATCTATCTCAATTGTAATGGAGGGTTCTGCTTCAGCAACTGCGACACCTGAATACAATAAAAAATTATCATTAAGAAGAATTGATTCAATTAAAAAATACCTTTCAACCGATATTAATGGGGTTAGTTTAGCTAAATTTATTGAAGAAAAAAGGTTTGACATAAAAAGTGAGACAGGTTTTGGTGAAGAAATAGTTATACCTATGTATAGTATTGAGGTTGGAGCTAATAACCAAGAGTTTGGACGTAATGATTCGGGAACAGGATTAGATGTTGATTGTAAACAAGATATTAAAGACAAAAGTGGTAATGTTACAGCTCAATCACAAGTTTACGCTGCAAATGCAATGGCTTGTAGAAGGGTTAAAATAAAAAATATTTCAGTTGAACCAATGCCTGTGGAGACCGCAAACACTGACCCTGTAATAAATACTGTTGTTGATGAAACCCCAGTTGGTGCAACAACAACCGAAACTATTAAAGTTCCTTTAAGACCACCAGTACCGGCTCCAACTAAAACTATACAACAAAAATTAAAAGATAGTATTGGTAAACGAGTACTTAGAAATTTATTGACAGAATGTAATTATTTTGAAGTTATTAAAGAAAATGTACCATTTTTATATGATTCATTTAAAGAAAGAATAAAGTATTTTAATCCTGCTTTCCACTCAATGACACCTGAAGGTCTTAACTCAAGATTAACATTTCTTAATCAATGTATGAGACCTGGTGAAACAATACCTGTGATTGGTACTGATGGAAAACCAAGAATTAATGATGCGGTTAATACTTCTTTTGGGGCACCTCCTGTGTTGGTATTGAGAATTGGTGATTTTTATAATTGTAGAATAATACCTGATAGTGTGTCGTTTACATACGATTCCACACTTTTGGATTTAAATCCTGAAGGTATTGGAGTACAACCTATGTTGGTAAATGTTAGTATGAATTTTAAAATGATTGGTGGTCATGGTATTGCAAATCCTGTGGAACAATTACAAAATGCTCTTTCGTTTAACTATTATGCTAATACTGAAATTTACGATGAAAGGTCAGTTTGGACTGAAGATACTACGGCACTTGATAAACAAATCGCAGATGCGTTAGGTTTGGAACCTGAAGTGACCACACCAGTTAATAATGTGGAACCACAACCAACAAATGATGGGGGGTCTACAATAGGTGAAATAATAACAAATAAACCTGTTGAAGGTGGTAGTGAAGGTGAAATTAGTTATTTAAAAATAATGGATTCTATCTTAACAAATTCAAAAACATATTTCACGACAGTTGTAAATAAACTTGAAGAGATTAATACTAAATACAACTATGGTATAGTCCAATTAGTTAACCAAGATAGAAATTTTAAAATTGGTCCATTAAATACTACACAATCTCAAGATTGTAACATATATGGGTCACCATTTAATATTGAAGAGAAATTAAAACAACTATTCAATCAAGTTTATTCAGATATTGATAGTGGCTCAAACCCAATAATTGCTGAGTTGAGTAACTTAAATTTTTCACCTGACACTACAATTAAAATTGTTAAGAACAATATGAAAGTTTACATTTCAACAAATGTAAACCAAACTATGGCAAGTGATATTACGAATGTCTTAACTGATATTTTAAGTTTTGAACAAACTTTTATTCAAAACATAAGAAAAGTTAATTTAGTTGTTAAACAACATGACGGTAAAAAAGACTCAACTAATTTACCTTTAATTTATACATTAACACCAACAACTGAAGTGAGTCAAACTAGTACAGGTGTTGGTGACACATTAGTTGAATTGGATAAGGATTTAATTGCTTTTGGTGGACAAATGAAAAATTTCAACACATATTTAGAAAGAGAACAAATTATAACTAATTCTTATGATAGTGTTGGTAAAATTCAAACTTTTAAGATAGTTTCCTCTAATATTATAAATAACTGTTTCTTTATGGTTATGGGTAGAATTCTTTCACAAGATTCAAAGAAAGATGAATTTATAGACGCTTGTTTAATAAATGTTTCAGAGGTTGATGAACCTTACAGTTTGGAAAATAAATTAAAAAAAATAGTTAATGATTTAGCGAAGGACTACTCAAAAGAAATAGAAAAAGACGAAGAATTTTTCCAAAATTTTAAAAAACAAAATGATTACAAAAACTATGTTGATGGTGTTGAAGAGTTGATGTATAAATCAGGAAAAACAAGAAAATTCACATTTTCAACAGTTACACCGGCAGATGATGCAGTAAAAGAACAATTCCAACAATTATATACTACTGATGAAAATTTTGGTACTGTTGATACATATTTAGGAAAGGTTAAATTAACAAGTTAATTATGGCGAACAAACAATTTTATAATAGATATAACAATTTCGACATAAATGGTAATCAAACTGTGGTTCCGTATATTACGTTACCTTCAAAAACAACTGATAAAAGATTCATTTATAAAATAAACCAAACAAGGTTAGATAAAATTTCACAACAATATTATAACTCACCTTTTTTTGGATGGTTAATTATGGTTGCAAATCCTGTTTATGGAGGACAAGAATGGAATATTGCTGACGGTTCAATATTGACTATTCCATATCCTTTGGTAACTTCTTTACAGGACTATAAAACGGCTTTAGACAACCACTTCTTCTATTATGGTAGATAATTCAGAAAGTATTTTAGTAGATTACGATTACAATAATATTATTGTTGTTGACCCAAATAAAGTGGTTGATACAAACGGTAATGTTAAAGAAAGATACGTTAAACAAGAAAATTTAGTAATTTACGCTAACTTGGAATGCAATGTTTTACCAAGAACTAAATTGGCTGTTGGTTCATCTAATACAACTGATATTAAGACGGTTAGTATTGCGAGTATTAATTTTTTAAAACCTGGTAATAAAGAGTTTATGGACATTGGTTACACTGATGAACTAACAGGTTTAAAAAAGGTAAATAAAAATGGTACTGAACAAAATAACTCTAACAACTTACAACAAAGTGATAAAAATGATGATTATTATTTTAATCAGTCATCTAATTTAAATGGTAATGAAAGGGTTTCCGATAACGGGTTATTAGGGATTATTTCAATTAATATTAGACAAAACACATCATTTATGTCAACAATTACTGTTGAGTTAGAAGATGTTAGAGGGAAGGCGTTGTTTGAAGGTGGAAATAGTTCACCATACGCTGCGTTTTTTAATTTACCATATCCATTGTTCAATTTAACAATTAAAGGATGGTATGGTAAAGCATTAAAATTACCATTAATGTTACAAAACTTTACCTCAAGATATGATGGTAATAGTGGAAATTTTAAAATTACTTTAACTTTTTACACTTATAAATTTACTGTACTGAGTGAAATTTCTATGGGGGCAATACAAGCTACTCCCCATATGTATAAGTCAAATGTGAAAATACAAAAACTTAGTGGAGGTCCTAACTCAACAACACCAGTACAAGATGTTGTTTATGAACAAGGTTATCAAAAAATCAAAGAATTATATAGTGAATATAAAACTAAAGGATTAATACCTGATGATTTTCCTGAAATTACAGTTGTACAACTTAAAAATAGAGTTGAAAACTTTATTAAAAATGTTTTAGATTCTTTCATAAAACAAAATTTGAATCCATTAAAAAACATTCAAGATTATGAAAATGAAATGATAACCTATAAGAATAAAGTTTATTTTGGGAAATCAGTTATTGAACCAGGTTGGTTTGAAAAATACATGGACAAAGACAATTATTATGTTTTAAAAAATGGAGGTGTTAAAATTTATACGTTCAAAAAATTTTATGACACTTTAGAAAAACAAACAAATGCTAATAATAAATTAAAACAAATAATTGATGATGGTAATAAGTCATTAAATTCAAATACAACACTTGGTGAAAATGGAACTTATACTATTAATAATGGTAATCCAAAATCTTCAGCAATTAGTTGTGATATTAATATTACTAATTTTCAAAAAATTATTCAAGATGGAGACATTGATTTAAATGAGACATTTATTGTAAGAAATGGTGGAGGAGTGGCAACCGCAGAGCAACTTAGTGACTTAGAAAAACAACTTAAAACGACTTTAAACTCAGTAGGTTCAATCAATTTGTCAAATGGTGAAACAAACCCAAAGATACCTTTTTATTATTTTGAAGGTACTGGTAGTTTTATAGATAAAACTAACCAAATTTTAAAAACAGTTAAAATAAAAAAAGAAGAAATACAAACATCATTAACTGATGCTTTGTCTGAGAAACTACAAAGTAAAAATACAGGAATTGGATTTGTCCCAACAATAAGAAATGTTTTAGCCGTTATTTTTGCAAATGGTGAGGCATTCTTAAGATTAATGGAAGATGTTCATTCTAAAGCTTGGGATTTAAGAGATGAGAAAGTAAGAAAAAGTGCTATTTTGGGAACCAAACCATCAAGTGATAATTTAAATCCTGGTGAAAATGGTACTACCCCAATATACCCATGGCCACAATATATTGTTGAGACAACAGGTGAGAATGGTAGGGGTAAATATGAAATTAGATATCCTGGCGAATCTGAAGTTATTGACCAAACAAAAGGTTTTGAATTTCAGTATTGGCCTGAAGTTGAATTTTTAGAAGAATTTGTAAGAGCGTTTACTGAAACTACACAATCTAAAAATCAAACACCACAAGATTTTTCTAATGAAGAAACTGACATTAAAAGAATTAGTTTTAACGCTATTGAATTTCCTGTGTCAAATGTTGTTTTTTCTAACAGAGAAGAAATAAAATTTTTCTATGAAATATTTGAAAGATTATTTTTTGTCACAAATTACTCAAGATTAAGTAGAGTAAATTTTGATACCGAGTTTTCGGATAAAATTACATCATTACTTGCTGACGGAGAAAAAAATAATTTATTAGTTAGTTTATCTGATGATAATCCGTTTTTAATTCAAAAGTTACAAAATTATGGAATAAACTCTTCTAATTTTGTTTCAATTTTAAGACATTTTTCTAATGATGGTGAAGGACAATCGTGGCAAAATTATATAAGAGGTATTTTTAACACTTCTTATATTAAAAATTTATCTCAAAATTCAAACTTTGAATTTTTAAATAAAGCAATATTAGATGATTCGTCATCTAGTCCATTAATATCTTTAACTAATGAAATTGATTTAATTGAGTTAGTTGGAAATTCTACTAAATCAAATGTGTTTGATTTTTTAGATATATACCCATTTACAAATTTAGATTGGGTAAAAAACAACTTGGCGTATGGAACATCAATACTAACAGTGGAAAGTAGTTTTGATACTCAAAAAATACTTACATTTAATACTGATAAAAAAATAATATCTAATTTTTCGGGTAATAATAGCTCACTTCAGAAAAGACCAATTACGAATTTTTTGTGGGGTACAAATCCAACACAACCACTAATAAGTAATACGACTAATTTATCTTCTTTTTATAATTCAAGAGTACCTGAAAATCAGTTAATTACTGAAGGGAATGTTTATTATAAAAATTACAGTGGATTTGTTACGAGTACTCAAACGACATCAATGTTTAATACACCATTCTTTGTTAATTCAATACAAGAGGGTGTTAGTAATTTTAGAAATAATGACCCATATCCATACAAGGCCGCGGCTTTTTTGTTTTTGAATAGTTTACCTTTGGCGACATTAAGGGAAAAATATAAAACATATGAAAACGGAACAACAACCGATTTAGATTATATATTTGCAACAATTAAAAAATTTGGAGCTATACATAAAGTACCTTATGCTTGGATATTAAAAATTGGTTCAATTTGGAGTAGATATAAAACTTATGTTGAAACAGGTACTGACTTTTTGAATACTTCTTGGAGTGATTTTAATTATATATCAAACTATGACCCAATAACCAATTCACCTACAAAACAATATAGTTTAGTTGTTAATGGTGGTGCGATTGATATTATTTTAGAAAAAAATACTGTAATTGGAACAGATACTAGTTCATTAATTCATTCGGGATTTTACCCTAAATTAATTAATGATTTTAATGTCTTTTATCAAGGATTTCAAATATATTCAACATATACTAATTCAGATATACAAAATGGATTTGCTTCAGGTGTTACTCTTAACTATGTTGATGGGGCAATTATAGATTACGCTGATGGTTTTGATGAGAATAACCTTAATAGAAGTTTAAGAATAATTCCTTGGTCTGTTACAGTTAAATCATTAGATGATAAGTTTAATTATGTTATACCATCTCAAGGTTCACCTATAAATCAAGTTAAATTTGAATGTTTTAGTAATGGACAAATAAAACAAGAAGTTTTAGGTAATCAATCAATGTATAATGGTTCAATTAGAACCTATTGGTCATCACCTCAGTATGGTTATTTTGATATTTCTAAAATAACAAAACCAACACCTGAACAGTATTTAAAAAACATATTACTAACATCAAAAAATCAGGAAAACTTCTCAATTAATGGTGAAAATGGTGACTACGATAATATAAGTGAAATTTTTTCAGTATTTGAAAAAGATGTTCTTGATAGATTTGAAAATGAATTTTTAAATTTCTCAAGGTCGGTATACGATTATAAATCTAATATTGTTTCTGATGATGAAACAAATACTGAGTATTCTATGAAGAATTTTCAATTTTTCATGATTGAAATGATGAAAGTACCATATAGTGGTGGTACAAACGGTACTCAAACAGTCGGAAACACTTCAAACGGTCAATTTATTCAAATAAATAAATTTTTGATAGATTTTTTGCAATATGATGTGATATTCAAATATGGTAATCCGTCTAATTTTGATAAAAGATTGTTTTACACTTTTTCTAATTTACCAATAATAGAACCGTATATATGGGATTCTTATAGGGTATCAACACCAAACGCTTTACCTGTTAATGGGATTTCTGTTTCTTTATCACAATCCCAAACAAATTATCCTGATGCTTGGAAAGCTCTAAAGACATACGTTGGTTTTTCCAATATACCGGATTTAGTTTATGGTAATAATGGTTCATATATAACAGATTTCTTTATTGATTTAGATGTGGCTTTTAATCCATCAAATATTAAGAATTTTGCACCGATTATTAAAATTTATGCAACTCAAAAATTAAATCAATTTCAATTAAACACGATACCACCACCTGAACCACCTGTTTCGGTACCAAGTCAAATTGTTTCAGTAACAAAACTGTTTAGTGGTGACACAATTACAGTAAAACTAAAAAATAATGATAATATTGCAACAATTAAAAATAATAATTCAGCGGTACTATATGAAAGTTTACCTGTAAGTTTAGCCCCAACAACAGCGGCAACACAGTCGTTTATAAATCAATCAATTATTCAGTTTTACGGTTCCTTAGCAACTAACCCAACAGACCAACAATTTATAGTTCAGACAGTTTTTACTCCACAATACGAATACCCTCAGATACCAAATCCGTTGAGTAAAGAAGGTACTAAGTCATTTACTGAAAGTATGACTAACTATCTATTAGACTCCACGTCTTTTCAAGATAAAATTACAAATAATTTATTCACAAGATTAAGATTAGATTTACCTAAAGTTACAATTAGCAATTATAGGACACTAAATTCAAAATTAGATGGTGATTTAACTAAAAGAGATTTGTGGGAGTCTTTTAAGGCTACAAATGATAAATGGATTTCGGGTAATGATTTTAAAAATAAAACGTTATTTGAAGATGTTCTTTTTTTAGATAGAGCTTCACGAGATATTGGTAATAAAGTTATTATTGACATATACAAGTTAAAAGAAAGATTAACTAACATCAATCCTAAAACTAACATGTTAACATATGTTCAATCAATTATACAAGAAAACCACTTTGTTGTCATGAATGTACCATCATATATGAATTTTTATAATGTTCAAGATGCAACTAAAAATCCTGTACCAAAAATGGAAGGTGTTGGAGATTTTGCTAATAGCCTTTTTGGTACATTTATGAATGTTGATTATAGGAATTCATCTTCAAAGTTAGTATGTTTTTATGGTGGTAAACCAAGTGAACACTTGGCGGTAAATAATGTTGATTATAAATTTAAAGATGATGGTTTTGATTTGAAAAAAGATAATCCGTTAATTGAAAATCAAGTAGATAAAAAAGACTGGGATAAATCAAATAAAGTTGTTGGTTTTAATATTGATATAGGTACTCAAAACCAACAAATTTTTCATGGATTTTCGGTTTCACAAGACGCTGGACTATCTACCGCAGAGAGTATTCAAATCCTTAATGATATGACCGCTCAATCGGGTAATAGACAGGCGGCAACACAAAACATAAGTTTATATAATTTATATAAAACTAGAAGTTACAAGTGTACAGTTAATATGATGGGTAATGCTATGATACAACCAACGATGTACTTTAATTTAAGATATGTTCCTATGTTTAGTGGTCCTTATATGATTTTATCAGTTGACCATACAATATCACAAGGTAGTTTTGAAACAGTTTTGACGGGTATAAGACAAACAATTTATTCATTACCGCAATTAGATGATTATTTACAAACATTGAAAGTTAATTTATTACAATCTATTGTTGAAACAACACTGACTCAAGAAAGACAAAACGCCGCAACAGCTACGACTCAAACTTCAGGTAATGTACTTAATGAAACGGCTCAAATTGGGTCAACAATTACTGAACAATATGCGAATCAAATCTCATCAGGGATAAGTGAGAAATGTAAACCAAATGAAAAATATTCATCATATACACCAATTGGTGAACCTAAAAACACTAAATTAAATTATTTGGAAGTATATGAAAAAATTATTCCATTAACTTCAAATCAAACTTTACAATATTTAATTTTTTCAACGTTTTATATTGCATCAGGTAAAAATTATGGTTTTGATACCTATGAAAATAATTTTGCAGGTATTACTATTAACCAATATTGGGGAAATACTGGAGACGCTTATTTTAGCCCTGATAGGAAATTTTATTGTTCAGTTAACGATGTTCCCTACGCTAAATTCTCAACTATTGAAAAATCTATTGAGTTTTTAATTGCTAAATGGTCAGGAAGAATTGGAACATTGACGGTTACTGATGAAAATTTGGCGAAGTTTTGGGTAATTAATGCTAATGCTAGTGAAGCGAGAAAAGAAAATGTTTGGACTAGTTTATCTCAGGAGAATAAAGGTATAGTAATTAATGATTTTAAAGAAGCTATTCAGTATTTCAAAGCAATAGAATTACAATAATAATTTTTATTATATCACAGATATTTATTAAGAAAACGAATATGACAACCAAACAAATTTTAGATAACTATTTAGGTAAAAACACTCGGATTACTGAAAGAGATTCAGGTAACGGGTATAAAGAAGTTTGTGATTTAGATACAGGGGATTGTTTCACAGTTAGAATGAAAGATGGTCTAATAGAAAGATTTGATAATTCAGTACAAAAATCAAAAAAAATCCAAGTTGAAACAACTACAGGAATTAAACAACTATTAAATGGTTAAGAACATGAAAATTGATTTAAAAATTATAGAAGAATTACAGAGACATAACCAAATTAATAGTTATATCACTGAGCAAGATGCCACATTACCTCCAGCACCAGGTGGAGAACTTGGTGGACCACCTATACCTCCTCCTCCTGCGGATGCTACGGCAGGTGCAACACCTCCGGTACCACCTACAGCTCCTGCTGAAACTTCGGCGCCTGTTAATACTGAAACTGACCCTGATGTTGAAAAATTAGATGACGAAGGTAAATCTGATAAAAAGAAAGAAAAAGGTGAAGAACTTGAAATTACTGATTTAGTTAAGTCTCAAAAAAATATTGAAGACAAACAAGAAGAATATTTTGAAAATTTATTTAAACATATTAATGATTTAGAAACAAAACTTTCTACTATGGATAATATAGTTAATAAACTAAATGACTTAGAAAGTAAGATTGAAAAATATAGAGAAAAAACTCCCCAAGAAAAATTAGAATTGAGAAGTTTAGACTCAGGTCCATTTAATCAAAAATTATCTCAATTCTTTGAAGATAAAGAAGAGGACATGGAAAAGACAGGTAAAAATGAATATGTTTTAACTCAAAAAGATATTCAAGATTATTCACCAATTGATATTAAAAAAAGTTTTAGAGATTTTGGTGATGAAAACATTGGTGAATATGTAAGATAATTTAACGGTCTTAGGACCGTTTTTTTATCTAACGTATTTGACTATACTACGGCTGACACTTATACTTAGTAAACAATTAAATTAACACATATGGCGACAAACAATTCTCTGGACGCTGTTCTTGCACAGTACGAACAAGCGACAAAAGGTGGTTCATCTTCTACCTCAATGACACAAGATGAAAGAATGAAAAAATACTTTGCAGCTATCCTTAAGGATAACGAAAAGCAAGGTCAAAAAAGGTTACGTATTCTCCCTACAAAAGACGGCTCATCACCTTTCAAAGAGGTATGGTACCACGAAGTACAGATTGATGGAAAGTGGAATAAAATTTACGACCCTGGAAAAAACGACAATGAACGTTCACCTTTAACAGAAGTTTATGAAGAACTTATGTCAACAGGTAAAGAGTCGGACAAAGAACTTGCTAAACAATATAAACCAAGAAAGTTTTATATTCTTAAAGTTGTTGACCGTGATAATGAACAAGATGGAGTTAAGTTTTGGAGATTCAAACACAACTACAAAAACGAAGGGATTTTGGATAAAATTATTCCAATTTTTAGAGCTAAAGGTGATATTACTGACCCTGAAAAAGGAAGAGATATTATTTTGGAATTAACCAAAGCAAAAACTCCAAAAGGTGCAACATACACGGTAATTCAAACCATTATGTATGATGACCCAATACCAGTACATGAAGAAAAAACAACTTCTGATTCATGGGTTAACGATGCGTTAACTTGGTCAGATGTTTATTCTAAAAAACCTGTTGAATATTTGGAAGCGATTGCAAGAGGTGAAGTACCTAGATGGGATTCTAACGCAGGTAAATATGCTTACGGAAACTCTGACGAATCTCTTGTTTCTTTTGGTGGAAACACACCAATAGTTGACCCACAAGCTGGCAACGAACCTGATGGTGATTTACCATTCTAATTCATTGAACTTGGACATCTACTTAGACAAGGTGTCCAAGTTCTTATTTTTTAACAAATTTTTAACTAACACTTAGACATTTATGGCTATTAAGAAAAAAGAAATTGGATTAGATTCAATTAAATCCAAATTTTCATCAAAAACAAAATATAAACCTGAAAGTTACTACAATTGTGGAGATGCTTTCATGGGGGCATGTGGACTACCAGGTCCTGTTATGGGTGGTATAAATATGTTTTTAGGACACTCTAACTCATCTAAAACAACTGCAATGATATTGGCAGCAGCTGACGCTCAGAAAAAAGGACATTTACCTGTTTTCATCATTACTGAGAAAAAATGGTCTTGGACTCACGCAGTTGAATTAGGATTATCCGCATCTCAAAACTCTGAAGGTGAATGGGATGGTGATTTTATTTTTAACGATAGTTTTGACTATATTGAACAAGCAACTGATTTTATTAATGAGGTATTAGACGCTCAAGAAAAGGGTGACTTACCATATAATTTATTATTTTTGTGGGATTCAGTTGGAAGTATTCCTTGTAAAATGACATTTGAAGGTAAAGGTGGAAAAATGCACAATGCCTCCACACTTGCTGATAAGATTGGTATGGGAATACACTCAAGAATTAGTAAATCTAAAAAAGAAGAGTATCCGTATTATAATACAATGGTAGTTGTTAACCAACCTTGGGTTGATTTACCTGATAATCCATTTGGACAACCTGAAATCAAGGCTAAAGGTGGTGAGGCATTATGGTTGGCTTCAGCATTAGTATTCTTATTTGGAAATCAAAAGAAAGCGGGTATTAATCATATTACCGCAACAAAAAATAATAGAACTATTCGTTACGCAATCAGAACCAAAATCTCTATCTTGAAAAACCACGTAAATGGTTTAGGTTATAATGATGGTAAGATTATTGCGGTACCACAGGGTTATATTTCAGACACTAAAGAGGCATTGGAGAGCTACAAGAAAGAATATTCACAGTATTGGAACGCTGTTTTAACAGGTACTGGTGAAATTCTTCTTGATGAAGAAGTTATTGAACATATTGAAGACTAGAACTTTTAAAATAAATTAAGTGATTAAAACACTGTTAATTGACGGTAACAATTTATTAAAAATCGGTTTTCATGGGGTTAAAGATTTCTTTCATGAAGGGAAACACGTTGGGGGTATTTGGCATTTTCTGAATACTACCCGACGTTTTATTGAAGAACAAAATTTTGATAAAGTTGTTGTTTTTTGGGATGGTGAAGATAGTTCCTCTGCCCGAAAATTAATTTACCCTCAATACAAAGAAAATCGTAAAATTTATAAAGAAGAGTTTAAGGAACAATCTTTTGCGGAACAAAAACAACGAGTTAAACAATATCTTGAAGAGATGTTTGTCAGACAGGTGGATATTGATAATAATGAAGCTGATGATTTAATTGCTTATTACTGTAAGATATCAACAAATGAAACTATAACCATTTTTTCAGGTGATAGGGACTTGACACAACTTATTAGTGATAATGTCTCAATCTATTCCCCAAATACAAAATTAACATACAAGAATGGTGATTTTATTAGGTTATATGAAGCTGAAATCCCTCATTATAATGTTATAACTTACAAAGTGTTATCTGGTGATAAATCTGATAATATTGATGGTATCTATTTTTTGGGGGAAAAAACTTTTATTAAATTATTTCCCGAAATACTTGAAAAACCGACATCTGTTTCCGATATTTTAACAAGAGCGGAAATGTTATTCGCTGAAGACAAAGAAAACAAAGTATTACAAAATTTACTTACAGGTAAAACCAAATCAGGTATCTATGGAAATGAATTTTTTGAGATTAACACAAAAATCGTGGATTTATCTAATCCGTTAATCACAGAAGAAGGAAAAGAAATTGTTGAACTTTATTATAAAGAAACATTAGACCCCGAAGGTAGAGGTTACAGGAATCTTATTCGCATGATGATGGAAGACGGATTTTTTAAATTTTTACCAAAAGGAGACGAAGCTTGGGTTAACTTTGTTAAACCATTTTTAAAACTAACAAGAAAAGAAAAGAAAAAATATCAAACAAAAAATAAATTATGAAAGAACAAGATGTAACCAAATTGGAATTTTTGATGAAAGTTAATGACAACATCATCGTCCAAAGATTTTTCAACGTTAGGAATTATAATCCTAAGGCGAAAAACTCTGATGACCTTTATGAATATATAAAGGATTTTAAAGATGAAATGTGCCATATTTTGAAGATGAAAACTGTTGACTATATGTTACAGAATTCATATGAAATTATGGAGAATCCGGAAATTCTTGAGACCTCATTTACTGATGGTCCTGAGTATTTTTCACTTATTATTAGGTATAATGACATGACAATTTGTCATAGATTGTTTGACGCTAAAATATACCCACCTAAAATAAGATACACCGTAGATATACGCCCGCAAATAAAAAGTTTATTGTCAGACCTGACAGACATTTTTTCGGCTGAAAATTTAACATTTAATAACTACGAAATTCCTGTAGAGGGGTAATATTTATCAATTACAAGAATAAAAAAATTATGGCGACAATTAGAAATTTTGACTATCTAGGTTCTACATTCCAAATTCAATTGGTAAATCAAATTATTGTAGACAAAGAGTTCGGAAGGTCCATAATTGATGTAATTGAAACAAACTATTTTGAAAATAAATATTTCAAAATCATTATACAAATGATTAAGGAGTATTATTTAAAGTATGAACACACACCTACTTTTGATACTTTGGAACAGATAACAAAATCTGAATTACAGCAAGAGTTGGCTTCCAAAATTGTTCTTGACACAATAACTAAAATCAAAGATAGTACTATTGAAGGTGGACAGTTTGTTCAAGAAAAAGCTCTTAAATTTTGTAAACAACAAGAATTACAAAAGGCAATCACTAAAGCTCAAAAAGTTATTGATGGGGGAGAGTTTGAAAACTACGACACATTAGAGCAATTAATTAAAGAGGCATTACAAGTCGGGGAAAGAGAAGACGGAATGTCTGATGTATTCTCTAATCTTGATGATGTGTTAAATGAGGATTACAGACACCCAATCCCTATGGGAATACCAGGTATTGATAGATTGTTAAAAGGTGGATTAGCAAAAGGTGAGATAGGTGTGATTTTAGCTCCGACAGGGGTTGGTAAATCAACATTCTTAACTAAAATATCAAATCACGCATATAATTTAGGTTATGGTGTACTTCAAATATTTTTTGAAGACAATCCTAAAATTATCCAAAGAAAACATTTCACATTATGGACTAAAGTTCACCCTGATGAACTATCAATCAAAAAGGAGG